TGCTTGCAATAATTGACTGTACCCGACTAAATTGGTTGGTTATTATTATCAGTGTCTCTCTACTACTACAATTAATTGAATGTGTCAAGAGAAAGATGATGGGGGTATACAGGGGGATGCGTTCGTGTTATTGCTATGCACTGCAACTTAAAAATATCTCGTAGAAAATAACAGGGGGACAATTATATTCTCGGGGGATTAGCCATTTATTAATTAAATGTGCATTAATTTAATTATTTTTCATTTATTTTCACAATTTAGTTTAATATCTCATTTTATTTGTCGATCTATATATAAGGGGATGCCCCTATTATAACATATAAGTATTTATCCCAAAATATATACGTTATGTATATTAACTAATATATAATAGAATAAATTATTCCTAAAGATAATTTATTCTTTAAGGAAGCTAATAAGCTTCCTATATAAATATAAAAGAATATGAAGATTATAAAGATTAAGAGACCTTCTGAGTCTCTAAGGAGAAACAGAATGTCTATAACAAGTATTACTATTAAGGTTAAAGACAAAGACATTGTCATGTCTCTGACTGAGGCTGAAAGCCTTTATAAGGAACTAGACAGTTTGTTTCATAACTGTGTTCCTACTACCAGTCCTAATAGGAAGTATACTGATTACAGATACTTATGGTCTCTTCACAACTCTGACATTAACACCACTCTGGGTGGTATGAATGCCAGCTAAAAGAGATTACAAGAAAGAGCGTCTTGCTGAGTCGAAGAAACGTAAGGAGCAAAGAAAGGCCAGAGGCCGTGCTCGTACGAAGATGGAAAACGCTGGCAAGGTTAAAAAAGGTGATGGCAAACACGTCGATCACAAAAAGCCTCTAAGAAAAGGAGGCTCTAATTCTAAAGCGAACCTAAGGGTTCGTAGTGCTAAGAGCAATTCTTCTGACAATGGTCATAAGAAGGGCGAGAAACAAAAGAGAAGGAAACGTTGACAGCAGTTAATGAGATAACCAGAGATAAGATTAAAACAAAACCTGTAACGCAGTTATACAGCGACGGTTGGGATTTAATCTGGCTTACCAAAGGTACACAAGAAAGTCCTACAGATAAAGACAAAGAGAAATTATTAAATGGCAAAGGTTGATTTAAACACTATAACTTCTGGTTTCGCTTCTACTGATGCGTTGAATACTAACTTCGCTATTATTGAAGAGGGGTTTGATAACACCCTGAGCCTCGACGGTTCTACTCCCAATTCAATGTCTGCTGAAATAGATATGAATTCTAGCGCTATAATCAATTTAGGCGCTCCTCAGAATGCTACATCGGCTGCCAGATTACAAGATGTTACAGCTACTGGTACTATTAATATTGGTAGAACTATAGTAAACTCTATAGCTAATTTACGATTAGCTGATCCTACACAAGATCAGAGTATACAAGTAACAGGTTATTACTCCGAAGGTGATGGAGGTGGGGGTGAGTTTTATTGGGACTCTGCTTCTACTGAAGCGGATGATGATGGAACTATTATCAAAGTTACTGCTGTTACTACTGGAAGATTTAAAAGGCTTAATGTTAGCGAACTTAATATATTATATTTTGGCGCAGTACTAGACGGGATAATTGTAACTGATGCTGCAATTACAGCCTCAGATAATACTCTAACCTCTGCGTCTAATTTATTTACATCTGATGCTATTGGTAAAAATGTCTTGGTAGCTGGAGCTGGTGCCGCTGGTACGATGCTAGTAACAACAATAGCAAACTACACATCTTCTGGAAGTGTTGAAGTTACAACAGCTGCCTCAACGACTGTTTCAGGAGAAAAGGCTGTATGGGGCACAAATGATGCAGTTGCTATACAAGCGGCTATTGATCTTGCTTCTACAAAAGAAAGAGGAGACATCCTCTTCCCTCCAGGAATATGCCTAAACGATGGTGTAGAAGTTTTAAATGATAATATCAATTTAATTGGATTTGGTATTGGTGCGACAAAGGTAGTATATACAAATGTTACAGGTACAGTAGCCACCTTCTCATTTGGTCAATCTAAAACAGGCACTGGTACTTTAATTCCAGTATCCAATTGCTCCATTAGAAAAATGGAGATTGACTGTCTAGCTACGGATATAAATGGTGTAGTAGGCGCAGGTATAAGAACTACTGTATTTGATGGTTTCACTGCGGAAGAGATTTACACCTATGATTGCTGGGGGAACTATGGCTTCGGTATTGTTGGTACTGGCCTTACTCCAAGAAATGCACTAAAAATAAAAGACTGCATCGCAGTGCGATGTGGTGCGGATGGACTGGATATTAAGGCAGGACTACACAGAGTAGAAATTGATGGATTCTACACCAAAGACCACGTTGATCAGACGGGTGGCGATTCTGTAGGTCTCGATGTCAGGGGCCAATATATTAGCGTACGTAATGTCTTTGCTGAAAATTGCATAGAATATGGGGTAAGGTTACGCATCAATACTGGTGTGCAGCAGTCAGGCGATCCAGGCGACTGGACTTTAACGCAAGATGCTTGCGTATCTATGAGTAACTGTTTTGCGTATGAATGCCGAGATGGTTTCAGTGTAGCATCTCCACTAGAATCGTCAGTGTCTCTATCAGGCTGTCACGCCTTAAACAACACTCGCTATGGCTTTGGGGTTGGTGGAGACGGTATTACAGCCATGTCTGGTTGCTCAGCCACGAAGAACTTAACAGGAATGAATGTTGGTGATGTTTCAAATGTCAAGCTTACCAATATGGTTATTAACAATAACACCCAAGATGGAATGGTCTTCTCTTCCACATTTGATGGAACCTTCATTATTAATGGAGGCTCTATTAGTGATAATGTCCGGTATGGTATTAATTATAATGGGAATGTCGCTACCAGTTCTTTAAAGTTATTGGGGTGTGATATAAGTAGGAACGTAACAAACTTTATAGGAGGTGCCACAACTGATGGAGCAGTTGAGTTTGTAGCGTGTGATATAAAGGACGCCGTATCAAGAGGGGTTCAGATCGATGCAGCCTCATCAACGCGGCATGTATTTACAGGCGGTGAAATCTCTGGAAATGCAGTTGATATATTTTCTGAAAACTCTGACACAACTTTTACAAGCGTTACAGGAGTAGTTACAAAGTTCATAGGACAGACGTTAGTTCCTGTCGATTCTACTGGGACGCCGAGCTTTTCCTTTACACACGGTTTGTATAAAACTCCTATCACAGGTCGCATCTTCTTTACATTAGCGAGAGATAGTGGAATTGAGGATTTTGATACTAATGATTTACTTGTAACAGGTACTAGCTCAACAACGGTAACTGGAAAAGTGACTATAGCAGCAGCCTCTGCAACAGGCGGTGCTAATGTTGGAGTTAATTGTTATGTTGAAATATAAGTTCACTAATTATGCCTAAATTAACACAGGGTTTATTTTTTGAGATGACCTCCCCCGAAGATAGGGAGAGGTTAAAGCCTAAGTACACGTTAAAAGAACGAGATCATACTTTTAAAGGTACTAAGTATAAGTCTATGCACAACATTTATATGAGTATGGACGATCCTACTGAATATTCATTTGTAATGAAAACTCTGGGTAACTGGAAACATTGGAAAGCTCTGTGTAAACTCTCCTGGTTTAAACCTTTTGTTGAATCTTGGAGAGAGGAACTGGAAGTTAAATTACGCTCAGATGGTATTAAGGCTGTTATTGATGATGTTAATTCTGAGAATAAGTCTTCAGCCTCTTCCGCTAAATGGGTAGCAGAGAAGGGCTGGGAAAAGGGGACTGGCAAGGGCCGTCCCTCTAAAGCTACTATAGACAAAGAGGCTAATAAACTTCTATCTCTTGATAAAGAAGTAGAAGAGGATTTGACAAGAATGGAGGCTATGCATTAATGTTCTTTAAAGAAGCTGTTGAATGGAAGTTGCAGGGCATAACCAAGATACTGCTAGAGGCGGATCAGTTGTGGACTGCTAGAGGGCAAGATTTAGTAGTAACCTCTTTAATGGAGGGTACTCATGGCGAGAACTCTAAACACTACGTTGGTAAGGCTGTAGATTTAAGGACTAGGTATTTCAGTACAGAAGAGAAGCTCTTAGTGGCAGACGCTTTACGTAAACGTCTAGGCAGAGCCTACTATGTACTAGCAGAGAGAACACACATACATGTCCACTACAAAGGCTGAACGTATACAAGAAGTTAAGAGTAGGGCAGAGAATGATCTGTTCTACTTTGCACAACTAGTCAATCCTCATAGGGTATACGGAGCGGTTCACGAGGAACTGTTTCAGTGGTGGACTAGAGAAGGTGCCTCTGATAATCAGCTGTGTCTACTCCCACGAGATCACCAAAAGAGCCATTGTGCTGCAGTACGCGCAGCATGGTTAATAACTAAAAATCCCTGGGCAACCATTCTATATGTATCTGCTACTGCTGATCTTGCTGAGAAGCAATTGTACGCAGTTAAATCTATATTAGACACTAGAACTTACAAGAAGTTCTGGCCAGATATGATTCATCCTGAAGAGGGCAAGCGAGAGAAGTGGTCAGCAATGGAGATTTGTGTAGACCATCCAGCAAGAAAGGCTGAGGGTGTTCGCGATCCTTCTATAAAGGCCGCAGGACTTACAACTAACATAACAGGTTTCCACGCAAATTATATATTCCTAGATGACATAGTTGTTCCTTTGAATGCCTACACAGAAGATGGTAGACGTAAAGTTGAAATGATGTACTCTCAATTGGCTTCTATTAAGACTACTGGAGCACAGGCATGTGTAGTAGGTACGCGTTACCATCCTAGAGATATTTATGCCACTATGCAAGAGCGTATGGTAGATGTTTATAAAGATGGAGAGCTTGTAGACAAGCGCCCTCTATATGAGATATTTCAGAGAGTAGTGGAAATAGATCAAGAGTATTTATGGCCCAAGCAGATGAGAGCCGATGGCAGGTACTTTGGATTTGATGATAATGAATTGGCTAAGAAACGCGCCGACTACTTTGATACAGCACAGTTCTTTGCACAATATTATAACAATCCAAATGATCCGGGCTCTGAAAAAATTAAAAGACGCAGTTTTCAGTATTATGACAGGAAGTTTTTAGAGCAATCTGAAGGTTACTGGTTATACAGAGACAAGCGTCTTAATGTGTTTGCAGCAATTGACTTTGCTTTCAGTTTAAACAAGAAGGCCGACTACACAGCTATTGTTGTGCTAGGAGTTGATGCTGATCACAGTTACTATGTACTAGACATTGAACGTTTCAAGACAGATAGTATCAAAGATTATTTTGATAGACTGGTACAGCTACACAGTAAGTGGGAGTTTAGAAAACTCAGAGCAGAGGTTACTGTAGCACAGCAACAGATTGTGAACGAGCTAAAGAACTCTTATATCAAACCTAATGGTTTGTGGCTATCTATTGATGAGTATAGACCTAGTAGACATGAAGGTAATAAAGAAGAGCGTATGATGGCTACATTAGGCCCCCGTTATGATAACTTACAAGTGTGGCACTATAAGGGTGGTAACTGTCAAGTGTTAGAAGAAGAACTAGTAATGACAAAGCCTCCACATGATGATATATCAGATGCCCTTACAGCAGCTATGGATATAGCTGTCGCTCCTAGTAGAGGGGGGTTTAATAGAAAGAGCAGACTCCAAAGCAAGGTTGTGTACAATTCTAAGTTTGGCGGAGTATCAGCAACAGGAAGAACACATTGACAGGTACTACAGTAGAAATTGAAAGTATACTAGATGATAGAGATTGGTTAGCTACACAGGTAGCTGACCTCTACTCTAACTGGTCTATGCAGCGTAATAATAAACGAGAGGAATGGAAAGAGCTTCGTAATTACTTGTTTGCTACTAGCACTCAGGACACTACTAACTCTCTACTTCCTTGGAAGAATACAACTACTATACCAAAACTAACACAGTTAAGAGACAACTTGCATGCTAATTACATGTCAGCATTGTTTCCTAACGACGATTGGTTTAAATGGGAAGGACATAGTGCTGAAGCAGAGGTAGCTGCTAAACGAGAAGCTATCGAGTCTTATATGAAAACCAAGCTTTCTCAGAATGGTTTTTATAATGTCATCTCTGATTTACTTTACGACTACATTGACTATGGCAATCCTATAGGTGATGTTGAGTTCGTAAACGAAGAGGTTATTGATGATGTGACTGGTGAGATTACTACTAGTTACATCGGCCCTAGAGCTGTTAGGATATCACCTTTTGATATAGTATTTAATCCTACAGCAGTTAGCTTTGCTAAGTCTCCTAAGATTACACGCTACATTAAATCGGTAGGAGAACTTAAGTCTGATGCTGAAACTAACAGAGGGCTAGGGTATAATAGTGGCGTAATTGCTACTATTGATAATGTTAGACACGCTTTCAGTTCTTATGATCCTGCTGATGATGCTAAAGCTGATGGTTATAGTGTTGACGGCTTTGGCAGTTTGAGAGAGTATTACACTTCTGACTATGTAGAAATTCTCGAATTTGAAGGAGATATACATGACCAGAGAGGTGTATTACTAAAGAACCAGATTATTACCATTGTAGATCGTAGTAAGATTCTTCGTATGCAGTCCAATCCTTCTTGGCTTGGACGGAGTACTAAAGTGCATGCTGGGTGGAGACCTAGACCTGATAACCTATGGGCTATGGGGCCATTAGATAATCTAGTTGGTATGCAATATCGAATGGATCATTTAGAGAATGTACAAGCAGATCTTATGGATCTGATTGCTCATCCTCCTCTAAAGATTAAAGGTAATGTAGAAGAGTTTGAATGGGGCCCTTTCGCTGAGATATTCTTAGGCGACGATGGCGATATTGAAATTCTTAAAGTTGATAGTGTTGCTCTGAGTTATGATACTAAGATAGCAATACTAGAACAGCGCATGGAAGATATGGCAGGTGCTCCTAAACAAGCTATGGGTATTCGTACTCCTGGTGAGAAGACTGCCTTTGAAGTACAGAGCTTAGATAATGCTGCTGGTAGAATCTTTCAGGACAGAACTCGCAACTTTGAACTTAATATAATTGAACCTCTGTTAAATAACCAACTAGAGATTGCTCGTCGTAATATGGATAGTAGAGATCTTGTTAGAGTTATGGATGACGATCTTGGTGTAGCCTCCTTTATGGAGATTACTAAAGAGGACATTACAGCAGAGGGTAAGCTACGACCTAAAGGAAGTAGGCACTTTGCTGCTACGGCACAGCTCATTCAGAATATGAATGGAGTGTTTAACTCACAGATTGGTCAAATTATAATGCCCCACCTATCCTCTAAAGCCCTTGCTAAGATGGTTGAAGAAGCTTTTGGTTGGGAGAAGTTTGACTTGGTTGGTGAGAATGTGGGCATTACTGAGCAAGTAGAAACCCAGCGACTGGTTAATGCAGGACAAGATCAATTAGATGTAGAGGCTATTACGCCGGGAGTTGAAGGTGAGCCAGAGAATATCTAAGAGATTTAGTAAGCGTGTTGATAAGACAGAAGTCTTAGCAGCCAGTACAGTGATGGAGGCTATCAAGACAATCTTAAAGGAAGATCTTGAAGCCTCTTTAAGAGACTCAGCTAAGGCTGATAATTATAACAAACCTTCTTGGAGTGAGTGTATGGCAGACCAGCTAGGCACTCAACGAACTCTTAGGAAGGTTATAGAAATAGTAACAATTAAAGGAAACATCAATGACTGACCAAGCCACTGAGCTTTTTTCGGGTAAAACCGAGTTAGAGGGATCTGACACATATCAAAGTATTCTTCAAGGTATTACGAATTCAGAAGGTCAGCAGAAGTTTGCTGACGTAGAGACTGCTCTAAACAGCATCTCTTCCAAAGATGAGCACATCACTACTCTAGAAGTAGAGACTGCAAAGCTTAGATCTGAATTAGAAAAACGTGATACAGTAGAAGAGGCTTTGAAAAAGAACGCACAAGCTAGCACAGAATCGACCAATTCTCCTGTTGAACTTGACGTAGATACTATTGCTGATATTGTTAATAAACAACTAGAAGCAGCTAAGACAGCCAATAATGTAAAAGCAAATCAAACTTCTGTAAGTAACGCACTTGTTGCTGCGTGGGGAGAGAATGCTGAAAGAGATTATATCGCTAAGGGAGCAGAAGTGGGGCTACGACCAGCTGATCTTGACGCTCTTGCAGGTAAATCTCCTAACGCAGTGCTTGAGATTATGGGCATCACAAAGAAGAATGTACAGGTGCAAAAAACAACTAGTACATTAACTTCTAATACTTTAGAAAACAGGGCGCAAGAACAAGTTCAGCGTAAGTCTATTATGGGTGGAAGCTCTACTAAAGACACGTTAGATGCTTGGCGAAATTGTCGTCCGTCTACTACTCAATAGGAGAATTAAATGAGTGGACATAATACAGGTAATACTACTGCCTTTATCGAGGCAGAACAGTATTCCAAATTCATCATTGAAAACTTGTCTGATGGCTTGCTACCAGACACCTTCACTCGTGATGTGAGTGACTTTGGTAGTGGTACTACTCTTAACATTAAAACAATTGGTACTGCAACACTACAAGACGTAGCAGAAGAGCAGCCTTTAACTTACAACGCAATTGATACTGGTACAGTAACTCTTGGCATCACTGATTATGTTGGTGACGCATGGAGTGTCTCTGACGTACTTCGTCAAGATGCTGCACAGGTAGAACAGTTGCTAGCAGAACGTGCTGTAGAATCTACACGCGCTCTTCAAGAGTACTTTGAAACGCGCTTTCTTGCAGTAGCTAATGCTGCACAGACAGATGCTGCTGCTAATAACATCAATGGCTTTGCTCATCGTATCGCTTCCGGCGAAACTGATGATGTTGTAAGTCTAGAGCATTTCCTACAGGCAAAACTAGCTGCTGATAAAGCTAACGTACCATCTAATGGTCGTATCTTTATTGTAGATCCTATTGTAGAGGCAACTCTTAATGGTCTATATGCTAGTGCTGGCGTATCTTACAACCCAATGTTTGAAGGTATTATCAATGAAGGTTTCGCAAGAGATCATCGTTTTGTACGTAATATCTTTGGTTGGGATGTTTACACTTCTAACTTCTTGCCTACTGGCACCTTCGGTGATGGTACAGAGACAGTTACAGGCGTAGCTAATATTGGTATGTGTATTGCTAGTGACCAAACTAAACCGATTATGCGAGCATGGCGACAGATGCCTAAGGCTGAGACTAATCGTAATTTTAATTTGAAGCGTGATGAGTTTGATGTGACTAGTCGTCTGGGCCTTGGTGCTCAACGAGAGGATACTCTTTTCTCTATTATCACTTCTGCTACAGTATACTAAGGAGTATAACTAATGGCATATGAAAGTAATTGGGCAAGTACAACTGATGTTGTCCGTAATCATTATGGTGAACGTAAGGTAGATTCTGGTTTTGGTGGACAGGTTACCACTTCAGGACTGGAAAAAACTGAATCTTACACACTGAATCTAGCAGACATTATCACTGGTGCTCCTGCTACCTCTAATATTCTACTTAATCCAGCGACAGGTGAGATGGAATCTTTGATTCCTGCATACTCTAAAATTCTGTCAGCACGTGTTGAGGTTATCGATGCTATCACCACTCTTGGTGGTACAGCAGCAACAGGAGCCTCTCTACAAGTAGGCTTGGATAAGTACAGTGACGGCACTGTAATTGATGCAGATGGCCTGATTGATGCTACTGATGGCGCTCTAACTATCACAGCTAATGACATTGTAGAGCCTCGCGGTTCTATGTTAATTGGCTCTAATGCCGCTCTAGTGCCTAATGTAAGTGTGGGCGCGGATGCTGCTCAGGTGTATGTTGCTCTAGTTATCGATAATATTACAGCTATGACATCTATCTCTGGTAAAGTGCGTATTCTTATCGAGTACATTAACGAAGGTAGTTAACCTTAAGGAGAGAGGGGGCAACCCCTCTCTTACATTCTATGACGATAGAACATAAAAATATACCTGATGTAAACTTACACGAACCTAAGGGCGTAGCAAGCGCTAATGCTAATGATGTTTACATAGCAGATGGTTTAGGTAGTGGTACATGGCTACCTCCTCATGTACATGGTGGACAGGTCTTTACTAATATGAGCACACCTTACATATTAGCAGCCACTACTAGTTACCAGAAAGTTGAACCCATAATTACATCTACTGGAGCACATCACTTTACTGTAACAAATGGTCGCTTAACTTATACTGGCACAGAATCTGTCAGAGCACATATGGTGTTTGACTGCTCTCTTGATCAATCATCAGGAGGGGCACGCGATGTCACGCTAGCCTGGGTAAAGAATGGAGTGAGTGCTTCACCTGAAACAGAGTCTGTTCGTACATCCTCGTCGGGAGACAAAGGCAATGTAGCTATACACTTTGATGAGCTATTATCTACAGGCGATTATTTTGAAATATGGGGTAAAATAAGTACAGCAGCAGATGTTAATATTTACCACTATTATATGTTTATTATGGGCATGCCAGAGTAATGGCTAAATTAACCCTTCTTGAGATTGTACAAGATATCTTAAATGATATGGACAGTGATGAAGTCAATTCCATATCGGATACAGTAGAAGCTACCCAAGTAGCACAAGTAGTAAAAACTACATATGAAGAGATTGTCAATGATAGGCGCTGGCCTACAGCCAAGGCTATAGTACAACTGACAGCTAGTGGTAGCCACTCTTACCCTTCACATATGTCTATAAGTGATGATGTACAAGAGCTTCGCTGGGTTAAGTATAACAAACGTAAGAGTACTGATACAAAAGACAAGTTTGAAGATGTCACTTACAGTGATCCTGATGACTTCATCAACCTAATTAATCAGCGTGATAGCTCTGCTACTAATGTAGACAGTATTACTGATTATGATGGCACTGTTGTTTATATATTAAATAACGTAGCTCCTACATACTATACATCATTTGATGATGAGAAGTTAGTATTTGATTCATACGATAGTGCTGTAGACAGTACATTACAAGCATCTAAGACACAAGTGAGTGTTTACAAAGAGCCTGTATTTACTCTTAGTGATTCTTTCGTACCAGATCTACCAGCTAAGGCTTTTCCTTATCTGTTAGCAGAGGCTAAGTCTGTAGCCTTTAATGCTATCAAACAGGTTGCTAATCCTAAAGAAGAGCAGCGTAGTCGTAGACAACGTACCTACCTATCCAGAGATAAGTGGCGCACTAATGGTGGTATTAAGAAGGTAAATTATGGCAGAAATTAAAGACAAAACAGTATATAAATATGAAAATTTAAAGGTGCGTAATGTGGGTAACACTTCTCTTTATGAAGTGTATTTCTCTAATGGCGGTAACATTCCCTCTAATATGGAAGGTGCCTTCACTTCAATAGCTGCTGCCGAAGGCGCTATTAGCCTTTATATATCAGAAAAGAGTAGACCTAAACGTGCCTATAGAAAAAGGTCATAAACCTTATAATACCTTTGTTAAGGGAATAGTTACAGAGGCATCACCTCTGACATTTCCAGAAAATGCCTCTATTGATGAGCAGAACTTTGTTCTTAATCGTGATGGTAGCAGAGAGCGTCGTCTAGGTATTGATTATGAGAATGATTATGTATTAGTAGACACTCTTCATGCAGCATCTTCTTTTGATACAATGGCACTGAGTACCTACAAATGGAGTAATGTCTCTGGCAATGCACAGAGTGTTATAACTGTTGTACAAATAGGTACAGCTCTGTGGTTTATGGACGCTACACAAGACTCTATGTCAGCAAATCTGTTAGCCAATGAGCCATTAGTTGTAGGAGCTAATGGCACAAGGGCATACTCATTCGCAGCAATAGGAGGTGTCTTAGTAGTAGTTACTGGAGAGGATCTGCCAGTATATATAACATATGATGGTAGTGATTTTATACAATCAGATGTTAATATTAAAATTAGAGACTTTTTTGGAGTTGATGACAGTTTAGAATTATCAGAGATCCCCTCAACTTTGACTACTGCTCATAACTATAATCTCTTTAATCAGGGATGGTATAGTAATAAGATAACAGCTTATGAGGCAGCATTACCAGGAACTTATCCTGCTAATAATCATATATGGCATGTGGCAAAGGATGCTAGTGATAACTTTACCCCCACCACTATTGCCAAGATTGATTTCGGAACAACTCCTGCTCCTAGAGGCAGGATTGTAATAGATGCATTTAAGCGTGGAGAGTCTAGAGCTGTCCAGGCGGCAGTGGTTACAGCTGCTCCTGTAACTTATACAATAACTAACACTTCCTACCCTCCTGTTGTTATAGCATTAGGACACGCAGATGTTATCAACGTTAAAGTAACAGTACACTCAGAAAATGAAAATGGTCTTAGTAAAATTGCACCACTATCTTCTAAAAAGTATAGTGTACTGTCAGGATCTCCTTCAGCAGTAAGTATACTCCAGAACGCCCTTATAGGACACGGAGAGAATTTCATTAAATTTGTAATCACTTATAATGAAAAGGTCTCTGTATTATTACCATTACCTGCAGAAGAAGAGACTGGGAACATATCTGCAGCCACTTCTTATAATGGAAGGATGTGGTATTCTGGAATAAGTAGTGATATTACTAATGAAGATAGTAAATCACCTGATTATAATGGATACGTGTTCTTCAGTAAGTTATATGAACGTGAAGGGGACTTAGGAATATGTTACCAGGAAGCCGATCCTACAGCAGAGCTGGTGTCGGATCTAATAGACACTGATGGTGGTTATCTAGTTATACCGGACGCTCACACAATAAAAAAACTTGTTGTAACAGGTAAACATTTGGTAGTATTTGCAGAAAACGGTGTTTGGCAAATATTTGGAGGGGAAGAGGGCTTCAAGGCTACTAGTTTTCAAGTGTATAAAGTAACTGATGTTGGTATTGATAGTGCTGCTTCAGTGGTAGAGGTAGAGGGGAGTATCTTATACTGGGCAAAAGGCGGTATATATAAAATATCCCCCGACCCCGTCACAAATGCATTTGTGACAGAATCCTTAACTTTTAATACTATAGACACCCTATATGATGGAATAAGTTCCGTTGCCAAGGCTAATGCTACTGGTATCTATGACACAGCTAGTAAAAAAGTTAAGTGGTTGTATGGTACAGAGGCAGCCTACGATGGTATAATATTACGTAATAAGTATAATACTGAATTAGTATTAGATGTTCTATTAGGAGCTTTCTACAAAAATGAAATAGTCTCTGCAAATACAGACTCTCCGTTTACGGCAGGATATGTAAGTGTTGCAGACTTTAGCAATGAGATTGCTGATGATATTGTATTGGTAGGAGCAGATGTTGTACAGGTCGGTGGTGTAGACGTTGTTGTAGCTAATACAGCTCCTGGGATAAGTACCACTAGTGCTAGATATCTAGTAATTAAACCTACTACTGGTAGTAATTATACTTTCACACTAGGTGATTATACCAATACTGATTATAAAGATTGGAACACTGTTAGTGGTAATTACTTTGATTCTTACTTGTATACAGGACATGATTTGTTCGAGACAGCGAGTAAAGACAAATCCTCACCGTATATACACTTCTATTTTAATAGAACTGAAACAGGCTTCGATTCAAACTTAGATGCCATCAATTCATCATCTTGTGTAGTTCAAGCACAGTGGGAATGGTCTGATAGTATTAACTCAGGTAGATGGTCAACGCCTTTTCAGGCATATAGATTGAAAAGACAGTATATACCTTCTGGCAGTTCTGATATATTTGATTATGGGCACAGTGTTATTACAACTAAGAGCAAGTTAAGGGGTAGAGGAAAGTCATTGTCCTTGTATATACAATCAGAAGACGGAAAGGCTATGCATTTACTAGGATGGGGGATTGATATTGGAAGAGCTACAAGCTAAACATCCTCTTGTTTATAGAGATGCCACAATAGACATTTATATGGAACAGCACAGTATAGGAAATATTATACATTGCATTTCTAAAAAGTGGGACAAGTCTGTGGCACAGCATCTACATGGGGTACTAGATTTGGTAATAGAGCAGTACAATATAGAGAAGTTATATTGTATGGTGTTACCTGAAGATGTTGTACTATACAAGTTTGCAGAGATGTACGGGTTTGTAGATGAGCATATATTTGTTGAGGACAGTGATGGAAATAATAGGAGGCTCATGCAATGTTTGATTTAGAAAATCAATCTATGAAATGTGATCCCGTAACTCTGGGTGCTGTAGGAGTTGGGCTAACATTAATAGGAGGGCTTGAGAGCAATCGCCTACAACGTAAATCCGTGAGTGAGCAGAGAGAGGGCAGGCGACTGCAGAAGAAGCAATCTGATATAAAGGCCGCCAGGACTCGTGCTGCCACTATACGAGAGGGCCGTATTAAAAGAGCACAAATACTAGCATCCGCCACAACACAAGGTGCTGGTGGAAGTTCTGGTGTTGCTGGTGGTGTAGGATCTTTACAGACACAAGTAGCTACACAGGTTGGCGGTACTTTTCAAGCACAGGCAATGGGGGCTGATATCTCTTCACATCTTGAAGCTGCTGCCTCCGCACAGAGCGGTGCTGCTACAGCACAGGCTGTTAGTAGTATTGGCAGTACTATCTTTTCTAATTCAGAACGTATAAGTAGTATATTTAAATGACAGACAGCAGCTTAACTCTCTTTACCGATAAGGCAATAACTTCTGTAGATCTTGTAGCAGACAAGACACAGCCCAGATCAGAGGGCTTTAATTCTGGAGTTGCTGGACAGGTTGCACATATCAATAGTGTAATAGATCCTGATATTCCATTATATGAACACTTCCTAAATGCCAAGAACTCTTTATCTTCTACTGATAACCAAACTGATTATATTAAAGGTGTTGTAAATTCTTATAGAGAGTATAACAATAATATTATACGAGAGGCAGCAGGTGAAGATATTGATAATGGAGAAGACGTTCTAGAAACACTAGACATTGCTGATGAACTCTTCAACGTGAGTGGGGAACTGTTAAGTGACACTTACGGCCTAGAAGCTGCTAATGTGATGGCTGCTGGTGGCAGTTCTTTAGAAGCTGCTACACTTGAGCAGGCATTTTACACAAGGCAGATCTCTGAACTGGCTGATGGTATTGGTACGTTTGAGATGATCAAAGACTTGGGTATGATGATGTTTCCTACAGTTGGTGTAGATTTAGCAGAACTCACTGGTGGAAATGTCCTAACGTCTTATGAAGATTTTAAAACTCTTGCTAGAAACTTCTGGAGCAAGGACAGAGAGACACGTTTACGTATCTTTCCTAGTTTAGTTTCTGATGTATTTGATGCTTCAGAAACTTTAGGTATTGATAATAAGACTAAGGCTGTTAGTATTATAGCAACCTTGTTTGATCCTAATAGAGAGTCTCAATTAGATTTAGAGAATGTTTTAGAGAAAGCTGACTGGGCGCTTATAGCAGCCCCTTTAGTATTAGGAGTAGCTAGAACTGTTAAAGGTTTTGGTGCTATTAAGAATGTCTCTAGAGCAGGTGACAATGCTACAGCAGCATCTGCTAACAATGCTGCTATGGGAGATGGTAGCGTAGCTGATTCCTTAAAACAAGATCAGGTAGTAGCTGGGGCCAATGCTGGCCCTTTTGAGTACGAAGCCGTGCTTCCTGAAGCTACTGACGGTCTATCTAAAGAATCAATGAAGGCTGTTGATGAGACGCTTAGACAGCGTAGCAGAACACAAGTTCCTCTAGAAGAGGCTATGGCTGAGAATAACTTGCTAAAGATTGCCTCATTAACTGAAAAGGAGCAGGTGGTAGTACAAGAGAAGTTTCTATCTAACTTAGACGAGCTTAAAGAAGAGGTTTTTAGAGAGAGTGGTTACTATCTAACAGACGCTACAGTTGGTAATAAGACAGACAAAGGCTTCTCTATTAATTACTTACTTGATGGTGTAGACGCTGCTCAAGACATAGAGTATAAATGGAATGACGTAGGAGAATTTGATTATAATGTAGCAGGCGCTATCGAAACTTATGCAGCCAGTCCTGAAGTCTGGATGAATAAGATTTTAAAAGGTAGTGTAGAAGATGCTACTATCATAGGCTTTGCACAACATAAACTGTTAGGGCAACTACAAACTTCTGTTAAAGAAGCTCTAAGTGGAGTTAGTAGAAAAGAGCGTAAGAAGATTGACTCTATACTGCTAGCTGGTGACGCCTGGGACGATGGTGTTGGCAAAGTGTTCAGTGTAGAGGAACTACTGGGAGGAGTTAATGTAGGCGATGAGCTTGTTAAGCTATCTCCTAAAGGAGTTGGTTCATATTTTGCACAACGTGATGTTCTTGATGCTACACACTATTTAAAGAATATACAAGTAAGAGATGATTTAGATTTTCATGGTTGGAAAGCTGGTGATATTGGTATTGAGACAGGGCTAGGCAAAGAGGCTATTATAAAGCCTTATGCTAAAACCTCTTCCATACCTCCTGAGACATTGGCTGATTTTAAACGTAACGGTTTTACTATATTAGACACTCGTGCCAATGGTACAGTGGTGACTACTAAGGACTTAGATCTTACTAAGTTGTACGACAGTGGATCACAGGTAGTTAAGTTACGCTCACCTACCTTGCACGGTACTCGTGAGTATGACTACGCAATAGTTAATACTACTTCTGTAAAAGAACTGCCAGCAACTGTTCTTAATAAGAAGGTTGGCTACGTTCCTAAGATCAGTGAAGATGGTTGGTTCTGGGTAAAGAAACAAGAAGGTGTTACACGTAACGGTATATCAGGAGTGCCTAAAACTAGTACTATGAGAGCTTTTGATAGTATGAGAGATGCTCAGAAATACTCTGATGAATTAAACTTAACTGCTAAAGAGGGTGTTAAGTACGAGCCTAAAAAGGATAGAGATCTAACTATATCAGAAAGAAATGATGAAATTATATCTGAGGCTGGGGGATTATGGACTGGCAGCAGATCTTCAAGAGAGATTAAGTTTGGCCTAGGAGAGGGTACAGAACTTAAACGTATTTCAGCTTACGATGCTATGCAGAGAAACTTGCAACATATATCTACACAAAGTCCTATGAACGAATGGCGTATGGGTATGATTCAGAGGTGGTCTAATACTGCTAAGAAGTATATGTTAAATCCTGAACGTGATATGGCTAGAGGACTTGATGCTCCTATTCCTAATGCTGCTGTAGGTAGCAAGGAAGAAGTAGCACTTAATGCTAGTAGAGAATGGATCAGAGATCAATTAAGAATTCCTACTGAAGCAGAGCAGCGTTGGAATAATGCTACTGGTAGACTTGGGGAATGGATGGAAGGTAAACCTGTATTGGATACCTCTGTAGGTTCTATTAACCTACGTAGAGGCTTGATGCACATATCTTCTAAAGACCCTTACTCAGCTATGCGAGGAGCAGCGTTTCACACACTACTAGGATGGTTCAATCCAGCACAGCTATTCGTACAAGCACAGGGTGCTAGTATAGCATTTGCTTTAGATCCTTTAGCAGCTCCTGCTAGAGTTGCTAAATACACTGCTGTAAGAGCAGCTTACCATGTTAGACGCAACCCTTCTGCTGTTGCTAAAACAGCTAAGGCTTCTGGAATGTCTCCTAAAGAACTACAAGAGATTGTAGATCAATTAGACAAGACAGGTTTAATGGAATCTATTAAATCTACTGCTGACTATAATGCTAGTGCTCAAGGCTTTGGTATTACAAGAGATGCTATTAGTAGATGGGCAGATAGAGGGCTTGTTCTGTACAATGAGGGTGAGAGATTCTCTAGAGGGTACTCATTCTTAACTGCTAGATCTCAATGGCTTAAGGCCAATCCTGGTAAGAGTATTGATGATGCTGCAATAAAAGATATACTAGAACGTACAACACAGCTAACTCTTAACTTCTCACGAGCTAATCGTGCTGGTTGGCAGAAAGGTGGACTGAGCTTAGTTGGGCAGTTTAAGCAGCCTACAACTAAGTTTATAGAAGCTATGCTTCCTAACGTGATGAAAGGTGCCACAGGTAACTTTACTGGGGGAGAAAAGGCTAGAATCATTGCTGGACAGCTATTCTTATACGGCGGTGCTGGTGTACCTCTTGGTACATGGGTAGTCTCAGAGATGGCAGAAGCTGCTGGTTATGATCCTACTACTGTTAGTGATGAGTGGAAAGCTGCTGCTACTGATGGCTTTTGGGGATATGTACAAGAAGAGATGTTTGGCGAACACTTCTCTACAGGTGATAGGGGAGCGTATGCTTCTGGCATAGAGCAGTTCTATGAAGATCTATTCTTAAGAGAGGTTCCAGTATCAGAGATGGCTCTTGGTGCGTTTCATACAGTTCCTACTAGAGTGCTGAATGCTATTGGTAAGATTGCTCCACTAGTCACTAACCCTTCAACCTATAACTATACAGCAGACGAGTTTATCAAAGCAGGTCTAGGCGTTACTGATGTGTTTAGTAGCTTTAGCAATGCTCACAAAGGATATATGATTTATAAGTATGGTGAGTTGAGAGACAGTAATGGAAAGCTTGTAGCTAGTGTTGATGAGGACAATGCTTTTGTAACTGCTATAGGACAAGGTTTAGGCTTTGCTCCAGCAAGACTTACTGAGCACTATTCACGTATGCAATGGCTTGCTCATAAAGAAGAGTTTAAAAAAGAGAAGCGGGATGGTTATAGAAAGCTAATGCTTGACTACTTACGTCCTGGTAGAACCTTTGATGAAAAGGCACAGGCTAATTTTAAACTAGAGAAGATTAGATTGTTTGTAGGATTTAATGAAAATGAAACTAGAGAAGTTGTAGAGTCTGTTAATAAGGATGTATGGTCTGGAAACACTGCTGAAGATAAATTAATTAAGCAGGTGTTACAGAGCTGGTACACTTCTGATGATATAAATCAGGGCAAAGAGACCCTTATGTTTAATAAAGAGATTGGTGGAGAATGAGTGGTTTTCAACAAACAATAACACATCGTGAAATAGCTCCTCATGTTACTGAGCCAGTAGTAGACACTTCTACTGCTAATGATCTTAATCTACTTAACAAGGGCCTATCAATGGGCCTTGATGTTAGAGATAAGATGCTACAACAAGAGCTAGCTGGTGAGCTTGGTGATGCAGGTGCTGATGGTGTAGATGTGAGTGATGCTAAGGTTAACGTAGCCCGCTCCATTGCTGACACAGATAACGCACGTACTATTAACATATTACACAAAGAGTTTAGAAAGCTCGATGATATGGAACGTAGTGGAAAGGCTAATGCACAAGCAGTGTCTTTACGTAAGGATGCTAAACTGAAGTCATATGTTAATCAGTATCCCTGGTTAGCTAATGATTTTAGGACTATCGCAGCAGGGCAGGCTAGAGTAGCTGCCTCTGCTACACCAGAAGTGTCTATAGAAGAGCAGCAATTAGAAGAAGACATTAAGAATGCTATGGCCTCTGGTATGACTCTTGGTAGTTATAAAGAGGGGCAGAGACTGGCTACAGAAAAAGCAATACAAGCTAACAAGGGCAGTATTACAATGCCTGAGGTAGAGCTAGCAGCACAGGCTAGGGCATCCTTGGGTGTTCTAGGCTTTTTATCAGAACTTACTAAAGAGACTACTACCAATCCTGATGGTATTGAATCTGTTGATTGGCTGACAAAGGCTACACTAGTTAAACAAGAAGTAGTAGATTGGGTTTATTCTGAGAAGGCACGTCTAGCAGAACAGGGAATCAGGTTAGATACTAAGGAACTCGATTCTTTATTTAAGCAGATTGATAATAAGTTTAGATCCTTGGACATGATTGCTAAATCTAGTGACAAGGTTAAACTTGCTAAAGATATGCTAGCAATGCAAGAAGCTAATAGTGTTAGAATGCTTGACAATATGCTTCCAGGCATGGGCAATCTGACAGCCCTTATAGGCAAAGAAGCTGTTCCAGCAATGCTAAAAGAAGTTCCTAATCTTATACGACAGATTAGTACCGGAGCTACTAGAGAACAATTAGATGTAATGCTTAAAGGTAACCCTACTGGAGGTATAGTTTTTGAGGCCCTATTAGCAGGTAAGGGCTGGGATGGCATGCTAAGTACTATAGGAGACGGTGATGAAAGGGATAGGGCGTTCAGCCTACTGAAGAAGCGCATCAGTGCTGGTATTATATCCAATCCTGAAATTGAACCTGGGACGGAACTTAATAATAATGCTCACAGAGAGGTGCTGAACTCTGCCAATCCTATGGAGCTTGGTAATTATCTTGATAATGGTGTATTTTCTCAAACAATTAAAGATCCTAAAGTTGTAGGAGAGTTAAAAGAACGTGTAGTTAATAACACTGTACAAGTTGTTAACGGCTTTCTACAAGACAAAGCAACTACTAGATCTGTAGACACATCTATTGAAGAGATGGGTATGGGAGTTATAGGTGTTGAACTCCCTGCTGATATTAATGAGTATGATTTGCAGTATGTAGATGGTGAATTCTCTACTACCAAGGCTATACTTAATTCATCTTTAGTAGAACAATTAAACTTGTTCCATAAGTTGAATAGAAAGTTTAACTTCTTTGATACCACTGAACAGTCTTGGATTGATGAGATTCTGAATAAAGTTAATGCTTCTACCTTCTTAGAAGATCCAACACTTAATACAGTACCTGTAGAAGATGTAGAAGAGCTTCCAGAGAAGGATCAGCGTACAAAGTTAATTGATGCAGGCTTCTCAGAAGAAGATGCAGACGCTGCTATTAAACATTTAAAAGGTGAAACATCTCCTGACATCTCTAAGTTAGATCCTGGTACTTATATGATTGACGGTGAACTAGTTGAGATAGCATAATGGCTATTGTAAAAAGACGTAGAGTAACATCTCTTAAGAAAGTGTCATCAGCCCCTCGCTCCTTATTAGTAGGAGATAAAGGGGCTATAGGGCTTACTGGCAACACTGGTGCTACAGGTATAGCAGGTGCTAATGGTAGCCCTGGTATACAAGGAGCTAAAGGTTTACAAGGTTTATCAGGACGTGACGGTAAAGACGGTTTGCCAGGAATGGATGGACAGACTGTTGATATAGAAGATGTCCTTTCTAGGATTAAAAAAGACGTAGATAAGGACAAAGAGTCTAAGCCTCCATATCCTGGAGGCATGATTAGTGCTGTTAAATACACAACTGTTACAACCACTATATTCAGTATTCCTAGCCATAACCTCATAGCTGGAATAAATATATTTGGTGTTAATACTGGAGCACCTACAACTATTTACCTTCCTAAAAAGATTAGGGAAGGTGTATTGATAACTGTTAAAGACGAGAGCAGTTCTGCTGCTACTAATAACATAACAATTGAAAAAACTACTTAAGGAATATAATAAATGGCACAAGGTGATCTGATAGTCTTTGACGAAGCAAAACTTGCTCTTCTAGACGGAACGCATGATTTAGATACACATACTATTAAAGTGGCTATCTGTGATAACACAACTGCTCCTACAGCAGCTACAGCTACGCCTGTATTAGCAGACTTTACACAAGTAGGAGCTGCGGGATCTTATGTAATAGGAGGTACTACTCTAACTATCAACCTGACTGAGGTAGCAGGCACTGTAACATTTGATGCTACTAATAACCCTACATGGGCACAAGACGCTTCCAATGATGTAGATGCTTATTGGGGCATCGTTTATAATGACACTGCAGCCAGTGATGAGGCTATAGCGTTTGTAGAACTTGGTGGGCCAGTAGATATGACTGCTGGCGATTTGACAATTACATGGAATGCTTCTGGTATATTCACACTAGCCTAATACAACTATACAGGATATACAATGCAAATAGCACTGTATTCAGGAATTGCGCCAGCCGAGTATGGTCTGGTAGCACACATCTCTATAAGGTTGTGGATATTAGAAACAAACCTGCCTACAGATAAATATCTAATATACACACGAACCACTTTCCCAAATGATTCTAATATTAAGACACTGAAGAAAGTAGATCTTGATAAGATAAAGTCACGGCTCCTTTTAGCATTTAATGGGAGAGGGTGGTCTTTGAATAAGTTCGATTTACAAGGTTCTATGAGTATAGATCTTCACTTTAGTCAAATATTTGTGGATACATTATAATGGCAACACAAATAACTAGACCTACAGGAGGGGGTGGAGGCGGGTGGACACCCTCTTCTGGTAGTGATGATTGGTTAATGGTCGATGAGGTAATAGCAGATGAGGATTCAACCTACATTGAATCTGATGGTGGAAACAATTGCTACTTTACCTACCCAGCATTCTCAATAACATCAAGTACTATAACAGGTCTACAGACACATCTTAGATCTAGGTTAACATCTGGAGCAGGTAATGTAGTACACAAGCTCCAGGTTAACTCTTCCTTTTATACGGGTAATACTGAGTCACAGACTACTAGTTATGCTGACTACTCTCATACCTACGCCACAAATCCCGATACAGGTGTAGCATGGCTAGAAGCAGATATAGAGGGTACTGGATCAAACCCCTTAGAGGCTGCGGGATTTAAGGACTCTGGAGTATTTTCGCCGGAAACTTTGAGAGTTACTCAGGCATGGTTAGTTGCTGATTACACTGTTACAGGAGGTACTGATGTAACAGCTACTACAGATGCTCTAGTATTAACAGAGTATAATACTGAGGTAAATGCTGAGGCATCTGTCCATGCAGGACTAGATGTTCTAACAATAACTACATACCCAACCTCTGTGACAGTTACCACAGACGTTGATGTTAGTGCCACTACTGCTAATTTAACTATAGTTGAATACACAGCTTCTGTAGCTTTAAATAAGAGCGTACAAGCTACTACAGATGTTCTGGTGATAACTCCTCACAGCTCCACTGTATCACTAGTTACTGGAACTAATGTATTGGCTACTACAGCTAGCTTATCTATCACAGGGTATGTAGCTACTGTAAATGCTGCTAATAATATACAAGCATCTTATGATAGTCTGATACTGTCGTCTCATACTTGTACAATAACAACAACTACTCTAGGAGATAGAATAGCTATTATAGAGGATTATTTATCTGCTGGCCCTATAACGGATAGTGCTAATTATGTTTTACAAATTGATGATGGGAGTTTAACGATGTATTATAAGGAAGGGAAGTACCATGTCATCTGATAGCTGGCACTTAGATAAGAGGATTCCAATAGCGTTTATGCTAACGTTACTTTTACAGACAGGTAGTATGTTTTATTGGGGAGGGGAGGTTGAGAATAGAGTTGCTAACTTGGAGAATCATGGTGTTGTCACTGATAGACTAACTGAGCGTATCAGATCTGTAGAGGGAGCAGTTATTAGACTAGATGTTACTATGGGACACCTTAATACTACGCTAGGTAAACTTGAACAACATCTAGAGAAAAGGGAGCGTTAGCTCCCTTTTTTACGTCTAGAATCCTGGCATTTTGTCTAGTACTGGTGTACCATCAATTTCAATTTCTTCAGTAACTTTCATAGTTTGTGTATGCACAATCATCACCTCCTTTAAATTTCACATTGGCCTGCAGTACAGGCATATTCTTTTGCCCCTTCTGTTAAATCAGAAGTTTCATATTTTCCTAACTCTTCCCATCTGACTTCCTCTGGCATCTTAGTGAGCCATTCATTGTATTCCTCTTCAGTAATATCTTGATAAGGGGCCTGTCTGTAGGTATGTCCTGAATAAGGCAGGAAGCTGATTCCTGACACTTCATCAAAATGTTCCCACACCCAAGCACCTACTACCATCCACTCCTCGTCTCTGACAGAGATAGTTACAGAAGGCTTATGTTCACACCAATGCCTCTGATAAACTAGCCATAGTTCTAGCTGCTCAATAGCTATTCTATCATTCCTACAGATTGCTCCTTCTGGAGCCTTGGTAGGAAAAGAGAACACATAAGTGCTATCAGGTTTAGTAACATCATCCTCTACAGGAAATCCCTGATCAACCATAAGTTGAGCTAAAGGGTCTTTTTTATCGGCTCTGATAGTCCGTACATAATAAGGACTGTGCCTAGTGTGAATACCAGAAGCGCTATCAACCAACTGTGATACAGTACCAGAAGGCTTAACACAAGTAATAGCGGCAGCGGGATTAATGCCCAGTTTTTCAGCCCATTCTTTATTCGTTTCAATTGCCACCTCTTTTAGTTCTAACAACCAGTCCTCTAACTCATACTCTGCACAATCTCCATTCATAACTGGATGATCCATGATACCAGTGAAGCTAATACCTAACAGAGCTTCCTCTCTAGTGTTATCTTCCCATGCCTTACTAAGATATCTAAACTTAGTTCTAGTAGCCTGTAACGTCCCTAGAATAGCCGCTTGTCGCACCTTGCGCTTTAAGTCTTCAAATGTATCTGTACTACGTACAACAACCTCTGACAAATTACAAAACTGTCTATCACGTAGAATGATTTCTGAACATGGATTGGTTCCCCAATCATCATTTGGTTCACGTCTACCATTCTTAGCTACTTGCTTAGCAGAAGCTTCTCTATTAAAGATTCCACGTTCACCACTCTTGCTCTCCATGAGAGCAAGCCATTCACGCATAAAAGAATCCATTGAAGGCTTCTCAGTGTAACAAACACTGTTATTAGCTAGAGCATATTCAGAACGATTCTCCCACCATTGTCCAGATTTAGCATGGCGCATTCTATCATCAGATAGGTTTGAAAGGGAAATACAAGCAGATCGACGGACTCCGCCGACAACAACAACTTCTGCAATCTTACATACAAGTCCGTGACATTCAATTGAATTAAGTCTCCTTCCTCTAGCTGAGGAAAACAAATCAGTAGCATATCTAAACAAGTCTTCTAAAGGAGCAGGGCCCGAAGCTCTGCCACCAAAGGTCTTTAATGGAGCACCAGCAGGTCTAACCTTTGATACGTCCCATTTAGGAGCTTTGCCAGAATATAATAAACTGATGAGTTCTCGTAAGGCAGTAGCCCAACCAATTTTACTGTCTGCTACAACAATGGTTGTATCTGTTGGATGAAACTCTTCTGATACGATAGGAAGTTTAGATATGTATTGTCTTTCTACACTGAAACCTACACCTGTACCATTCATAAGAATGTACATTATCTCATCAAAGGAGCGTTGTCTAGAGATTGTCAAATAAGAACAGTTGTATCCTGCTACATTGTCCCTGTCTAGAGCAGGGCCTGCACACATCATTGCTCGCATACTAGGCATAACTTCTAGATTTAGAATAGACTTGTGTATTTTCTCAAATGTCTCAATTAGCTCGCCTCCATCATAAGAGGCACCGCTTGCTTTAATGAAATAATCTATGTACCTATTAACGGATTCTTCCCAAGTCTCTCGTCTACCTTCTTCTGGTAGCCATCTGGCGTAGCGTGATAGTGCAATATAGTTTTGATAATCATTCATTAAGAGGGTCTCAAATCATTAAAGTGCCAATCACCGTCGTTGTTATCATCATCAGGCCAATTACCCTTGCCTCCTAGATGTACGCCTAGCCACATAGCTTGTCTACGCCAATAGGCAATACCAAGCTCTTCCATAACATCTACGAAAATATTGTCAGCCTCTTCCTTAGTATATACAGAACAAAGATCAGTGTAGATATAATCATGCACCACAGCAGCTTCAAGATACTTGCCATTAGGAGGGAACAAATTCCACAGACCACGCGGAACGCTAGCCCCATCAGTGACATAACCTTTTGGTACAACAATTGTGCCTCTCTTCTTAGTTTCATAACGAAACTCTTCCATTAATTCCCATTTACGCGACTTGCGTACGTGTTTTACAACTAAGTCAGTCTTGATAGACATAATTTGAATACTCCAGTTGATCTATAACTTCATTACAGAATGTTTGCCATTCTGGAAGCTTATGTGACATACGTTGTTGGATGATGTTCTGTAGCACTTTGTAGTTAGTACATATAAGTCTTCGTTGTAGAAACCCTTCAGGCAGTTTCTTTTTAAATTGATGTAGCGGTAGTGTTTGTTTTACTGTATTCAGATAATGTATGTAGGACAAATCTACACTGCCTTCCTCAAAGTCATCTATAGTCAGATCACGTTTACTAAGAGTATGCATTGTACTTTCTGATTGCTTAGTAGTTCCTATACGATAGGCATCCATCTGGCTCCAGAAGTCTCTGGTAGCCTCTACATCAATCCACACAACAATACTCTCTAAGAACTTATTATGACCTCCACCTTTGTGTACTAGAGCATTAGCAATAGTATGTGACTTTGCATATCTTTTAGGAGTCCACCATTCTTTAATTGGTACAGCCCTATCCTTGTAGCTATACGCCATACCTCTCAGAGCATTCTCATGTCCATGCTCTTCTAATATCTCAACTTCCATATTTCTCCTTCAAGAGTCTTTGTAATGTATTGATAGCTTTCTCAATATCTTCCTTACCATTCTTCTTTTCATGCCTAGTTACATACTTAATAGCATTCATTTCTAATGGGCCAAGGTTGTTATCTAGGGCATATTTATAAGGATCATTCTTTCCATAATGAGAAGGTTTCACGACAGAAATTCTCTCGTAGTTATAGCATAGGGCTGCTGTACAAATACGACCATAGTTACCATCAAATTGATTGTCACATCTACCATCAGGCCCTCTATGCTTACACACGTCTCTCTTCTCCATCCCAATGTCTACGTAACAGATAATCTAATGATACAAAGCATGGATCATATTCACCATCATCAACTTGGTGTTTCATAATAACTCCTCTCCAGTATGCTGTACCTTGAGGACTTAGGTAGTCCTCTTCGTGCATGTAAAAGCTTCCAGCAATAAGACCATAGTCTCTTCTGTCCCGTCGCTGTTGCACATGCCATGACAGGCCCTGTAGATGTCCTGAGGTGCAAGACTGTCCTTCCCTCTGGACTTGCATAGCAGCGTTAGTGCATCCGTGATGTGTTTGGACGATTCGTCCTTGAGCATTGCGCGGAAAGTAATGGGAGTAGAGTATGCCGTCAACTTCCTCAACTTCAAGGAAATCCAACACCCTCCACCCAAAAGACTCGTAACCAAGATCCTCAGTAGATAACCGTCCCTGTAACACAGGATAGTTGTTGACATGTCTGTTGATTCTATTCTCATGGTTTCCTAATAGCATTAGCAAGTCTGGTTTATACTGACGTTCTTTATTACGACGCTTACGTTCATTCCATTGGTTGATAGGTTCAAACAATATAGACATAGCACCCTTAGAAGCTTCTATGTCTTCTTCGTAACGTGCTCCTTCACCAGCAAGTCTGCCTACGTCATAAGAGCTTAAGCTGTGTACGTCACACCAATCTCCTAACATAATAATGTTATCAGGCTTAGTGTGTACAATATAATTACCAAGAGCGTTCAAATGATTAACACTTATTCCTGGTCTAATTTGTGTATCAGGAATTACTAGGTGTGTCTTCATACACCCATGCCTTCTTTTCTCACCCTGTCCTTAGCAGTTTTACCAGGGCGCTGAACACCTGTCTTATCTTTACAATTACTATGTGTGCGTGGTAGGTTTCCCATAGCACTGACATGAGAACTCTTCATATAATCTGCTCTGCTCTTGCTCATTTAATTTCCTCTTCTTAGCAATCTCTTTCTCATCATTACATTTAAGTTGATGGCAGACATGGCACATGACCTGTAAGCCTTCTTCTTCTACAAACATACGTTCAATAATAATGTCCCATGATTCAAAACCCTTTGCTGGATCTACAATTGGATTGATATGGTCTACTAAAGCATTCTTAATCCTACGCTTGTTTCCTTTCTTTGGAGGCAATGAGGAGGGTACAACATGACTCCTGCGGTTGTAGCCTACACAACGATACTTGCCACGTTCAACACGTGCCTCTTGTCTGACCGTTGTGATGGGTGCCCATCTACGCGTGGCCCCTCTTAGGGCAGATTTAATAAAGCTGTTAAACCTAGCCTCAGTCCAGAGGCCATTACAACGAGGTTTATCCTTCATCAGGTAACTTGTTTAGTAACTGCTCGTGTATATATAATTGCTTATAGTATTCAGCGTTAGTCTTGTACCTGTCTACTGAAGATTCAAGTGATTGTATCTGTGCCTTATATTGCCCCTCTTTCATAGCAAACATGCCCTGTAGTATGACACTCTGTTGTTGTAGTAATAAATCAAACACGCAACCACTGTACAGGTGGTTGCCACATCTTTCCCCTTTCTCTTAGCATAAATAACAATTGACAATTCCTGTGCATAAGTTCTATTGGATTCTCTCCCATAAACCTCTCACCATAAGCGTCTAAACAAACTTGATACATATCCCGTTCATCTTCACATAGCTCTAACATATCAGAAGCTTTCTTCTTACCCACACCATACAATCCTGGTATGTTATCAGAAGTGTCACCAGTTAGAACTTGTCCATAGAAATAGAAGTCTGCTGTCCAAGGATCTACAATCTCCATTGAAGCTTTTACAGGATCATAATGTAAGCCAGGAACTGTCTTTAAGTCCTTATCTTGACTAACAATACACCATTCCTTACCTTCATTACCTAATGTTGTGGCACGGATAGCTAGCATATCATCAGCCTCCATACCATCGACAGTGGTTGGAGACAGGAGTTCTTTATAATAATCCAGCACTAACTTGTGATGAACAGGTTTATCAACTCCTATTCTATTAGCCTTGTACTGGTCATAAATCAAATCCCTGAAGTTATCCTTACCTGTTAGGTAATACTCCACTGATGCTCCTGGGAAGCCTTCTAACACAGTGTTAACAATGGCCTTAGCGTTACGCTTGGCTATGTAGTCCTCTTCTACTATAATCTCTTTGTCAATGAATACGTCTTCTTGTTCAAGCTCTTGTTTCTTCAACCAAGCTTTCATATCTTTGTGGTAGTCGAAGGAGGAGACAACGTCCCCTCCCTCTTCGAGTCGTACATGTCTCAGTGTCTTTTGACAACTGAAAGCGGCCCTGTAAACAAAACCGTCTAGGTCAAACAATAAGTTCATTAGTTAGGTCTTTGAGTTCCTTCAAATGGTAGGTCTAATTGGCTCATTTCTGGCTCTGATTGTAGCAGCATAGCATTAAGCTCGTCTGCTACGTGGATAACTTGGGGCAATGCTGCCCCTCTAAACTCTTGCTTACCAGTAGTTTTATTTACTACAGAATAATTAAAAATAGAGCCATCTACTAATTCTACACTAGGCTCTAATGTTACAACTTTATAATTGTCGTTCTCTTCTAATGGAGATTCTAGTACTAATGCCAAACCTACTACATTATCATTCATATTATTAGGTAACCTCCTCAACATCTGATCCAGTGTATACAGCCATAGCAGCGTTATGAAACTTAATTGTATGTTCTGCTACTAGAGCACAATAAGCGTCATACTTCTCTTCTTTCTTAGTAGGCAGAGACACTAGTCCTAGCTCTACCAAGTCTTTAACCATAACTTGTGCAGCATTACGTCCTGATTGGTATACAATAACCTCTTGGCGTTTGTCAAATGTAACGCCTTTGGCTGCACCTGTAGGCGCTGCTGAGCCTTCTGCTGCTTCAATGGATGTTATTTTCTTCTTAGCATCAGCCTCAAAGGTGATATTAGGTGGATTAAAACCACTACCTGTCCATGCAATAAAATCTAACTGTGCTGTAGTACCATTGTACCACACACCATCAACCTTAATACCTGTACCTGGACGACTTTTACTCTCTACTTTACCTGAAATACTCATTTAGCTTCCCCTATAATTTGTTTAATGCCAGCAATGGCGTTTGTTGCACATTCTTTAACTTGTTCTGCTGTTTTAATTGTTTCTTTTGCTGTATCCATAATAACCTCAGCAACTTCCACTTCTGCTTCAGCAGCTTTTACAATAGCTTCATATTGTTTTCTAGCTTTAACAAAGATGTTATTAGCCTTGTTAAGCTGCTGTTCTAGTCCGTTAAACATTTTATTCCTCTCTAATCACAGTATTTGCGTTCAAAGTCTTTAAGCCACCATATATCTCTTATCGAAATGAATTCGTGCAGCTCCCAAAACTCTTCAATTAATTTATCAGTCCACAGCTCGTTTGGGCAGTAGCCAAAGTTCTCTTCTGTTGCTCTGTTTAGCTTATTTTTAATTTGCTTAATCTTCAGCTTGGCTTTAAGTAACTTTTGATCTCTGTTCATTGCACTTATCATTAGTCTCCTGGCATCATATCAAAAGATTCTTCAACACCTTCTGACCAATTAGCTCCTATCCTGATACCTGTGCCGAGAGGCACTGTGAAGGCATCATCATAAACCTTGTCTAAATAATAATAGACATACTCTGTAAAAGAATTATTAGCTATACATTTCCATTCCTCATGTTCTTCTGGGTGTAACTCTGCTATTGCTGAATCGTGAATAGTGTTAACTAAGAAGCTCTGCATTTGTCTGTCTTTCATTTCATGCCAGAGTTTAGTAACAGCTATTGGTATAATCTCTGCTGTAGCATACGATTGTATTGGTGCATTATTAATCTTAGTTGAATTGGTTATATACCCACTAGATTGTATCTTCGTATCAGGCCAATAGAATATCAATCCTGAGGGGATTTGTAACTGTTTCTTCTCAACTACAGTGAACTGCCATCCCTTCTGTGTTCTAGAAATACCATTGTATTTCTTATTAAAGAATTCGTAATAGGCTTTCTCAGCCTTAGTACCTGAAGATCCTCCGAATACCTTGTATTCAACTAGGGTCGTTAATTCCTAGCCCGTTCTCTTATGAACTGCTACATGTTCCCATGCAGAGTAGACTATATCATCATCCCTTAGGATGTCATGCGCTTCGAGCTACTTAGCTCTACTCTCTTGCGAGATAGTCGTTGCACCTTCAAAGTTAGATTCCACTTTATGTTCAGTAGCGTGACAGCTCTTACATAGCAGCTCAAGATTGCTGCGATCATTATTAAAATGATTGTGGTCTCTATGATGTACTACCCAGAAGTGATGCTTCGCGTGTAACAAATCCTTATTACAACGTTCACAGAATCTTAACTCTGTTTTAATCTCGCTTCTTGTAGTTTCATAAGTGTAATCCCCTTCTTTATAATTCCAATGCAACTCTCCACGAGGCTGTCCTCTGTGGGAGCATTGCTTGCATAT